CAGGCGAATACCGCCCCGGATACGAGCGTTTGAAACTTCCCGAGCTTTGTGATATCTTCCAACAATACGAAGGGGAGAGAGCAGCGGTGAGGGAGGGCAACTGGAACGAGCTAAAGAAGCACGCACCCACACGCCTCTCAGACGACCAACTCGACAGCCTGTACGCCAACTACAAGAAGAGACGTGAAGAGGAAACCAAAGAACTCCAAAAGGGGGCAGACATCAAGCGGGTCCCGGTTAAGAACGGGCGCTGGGAGCACATCCCGTACCCGAACTCCCAACCGGAGCGCGATGGTGAAGAAGGTGGACACGGTGTTCAGCCAATACATCCGCCTGAGAGCGAGTGACCATCGAGGTATGGGAGAGTGCTACACGTGCGGAGCCGTCAGGCATTGGACCGAGGTAGACGCTGGGCACTTCATGAGCCGAGCGTGTATGTCTACCCGATGGGATGAGAAGAACGTACAATTCCAGTGCAAACGCTGCAACGGCTTCAGAAGCGGGGAGCAGTACCTCTTCGCCCAGCACCTTGACAGGGAGCACGGAGAAGGCACAGCCGAGGGCCTGCATATAGCCTCCAAGCAAACGCGCAAGTTCTCCCGCGACGAACTCGAAGCCCTATACCACCACTACAAGCGAAAAGTCGATGAGCTCAAGAGCACGAAGGGACTTTGACGCTTGGTTCGTAAAGAATTACGGAGACCTCGCCAACGTGGCGCGGCGCCTCCATCGCGATTCTGACGACCTCTTGCACCACACGTACCTCTCGTGCGTGCTGGCCCTGCGTAAGAATGAGAACATCCTCGACAACCTCCCGGGCTACGTCCACACCTCTATGTGGAACCTGAGCACGGGGACCTTTCGCAAGCTATACAAGATCACCGATGCCCCCGACTACGAGCACGTTTCCAACTACGACCTCCAAGAGGCCATCAGAAAGGAAGAGGCTTTGCTTATGGCCAACCACCTCTCTTGGTTTGACAGAACCGTTTTAGAGTTATATCTTGACGGGTGGAGCATGGTCGAACTCGGCAAGCAGTCGGGCATCGAAGTCAACGTCCTTTACAAGTCTATCTCTAACTCAAAGAAAAAACTCCGCCGTGTTATTCGTCAACGCTCACTTAAGGGCTGAACGCCTCGCCACGTGCCGCGCCTGCGAGCACTATGTAGAGAAGACCAAGAGCTGTGGCCCCTTGGTTACGGAAGCCTTCACGGACTCGCCTCTATGCGGGTGCTATATGCCCGCCAAGACCAAGCTCAAAACAGCCTCGTGCCCTCTGGATAAGTGGGAGGCGATTGTAACACCCGAGGACGTGGAACAGATACGGGAGTTCCTAAACCGAAACAACGACCTACGCACCAAAGCAGAACTCACCATGCTTGCAAATAAGTTCCTTGGAGCAGGCAAGAAGGCCAGCAGCTGCGCCCGGTGCAACGTAAAACTCTTACAAGAACTTAAAGACCTCGTACACAATGCCGATTCCCAAACCTGAAAAGACCGAAAAGATGACCGAGTTTCTCGGCCGCTGCATGGCAGACCCTACCATGACAGAAGAATACCCCAACGAGCGCCAGCGCATGGCGATTTGTGCCAAACAATGGAGAGATGGACAAGATGACTGACAGCTTCTACCTTAACGTGGGGATGCTACACGACTTCTCCTACGATAAGAGCCTCGTCTTACAACGCGCCCGGCGTGGTGTCAAGGCGCTGGGCTTAGAGTGGGGCGACCTCGTAAGCCGCAACCGCCGGGGGCACATCGCAGATACCCGGCACATCGTAAGCAAGTACCTCCGCGATCATGGGTTCAGATACCAAGAGATTGCTCAGGCATTGGCACGCGCCAACCACACAACCTCGTGCTACTCAGTCAGACGGGCAAACGAGCTCATTGAGATTGACCGCCACTTCCGCCTCGAATACAAGAAATTTATCAACGCATGACCCTTAGAAAAGTCAAGAGGATGCTCAACGAGAGCGACGACTTTCTTGTGTTCACACGAACGGACACAGGTGAAGACGTGGCTAACTTTGGAGTGTTCCATAAAGACCAAGAGAGCTGGGAGATACTTCTCAACCTCGCCGTCTCAGACTACCACATAAGAGAAACCCTTCGTAATGTCCTTACCGCCGCCGATGCTTATAGAGACCAGCAAGCTCAGGACGAGTCCGAATAACCCGCGAGCCATCCGGGAGAGCAAGATGGAGCAACTCATGCGCTCAATCGCTGAAGACCCCGAGCTTGTACACGCCCGTCCCCTCATCGTAAACGAAAATTATGAGGTAATCGCAGGCAACCAAAGGCTACGTGCCTGCATCGCCCTTGGATGGAAGGAGGTGCCCTGTGTCGTCGTCAACTGGGACGAGGCCAAGCAGAAGCGGGCCATGATTAAGGATAACGTGAGCGCAGGGGAATGGGACTGGGACACCCTCGGCAACGAGTGGGAGGCCACAGAGCTCCAAGAGTGGGGGCTCGACATCCCCTTCGAGGCAACAGCAGACGAAGAGCCAACAGAACAACCGCAAGAACCAAAGCCATGCAAGCACTGCGAGAAGATGATTCCTTGACGGAATTGGACATCAAAGACCCAAAAAAGGTCGCTATGATTCAGGCCCTAACAAAGGCCCTTGGAGTGGTCAAGATGGCGTGTGAGTCCGTGGGCATCTCACGTCAGACACATTACAACTGGCTCAAAGAGGATGCCGCCTACAAGACGGCCTGCGACAACCTGCCTGAAGTAGTGCTGGACTTCGCAGAGCACCACCTGCACAAGCTTATCAGTCAGGGCAACCCGGCGGCCACTATCTTCCTGTTGAAGACCAAGGGCAAGAAGCGGGGGTACGTGGAGCGTCAAGAGATTGAGGTTGCCGAGAAGAAGCCGCTGAGCTGGTTTGGGAACGACAACTCGACAACGACATAAAGAAGAAAATTCAAATTTTTTTTTAGAAACGCTTGCAGAATGAAAATTCCGTTGTAGATTTACGGCATGGAAACACTCGCCACCCTCACCCGCCGGTCACAAATCGCGAAGGACGATTTGAAAGCGCAAATCGCTATTTGCCGGGAATTGTCTAAGCGTATTAACTCTGAACCGGCTTTGCTGCCTGTTTACAGCAAGGCAGAGAAGCGCTTGGCGTTGCTTGAATCTCGTTATGAGGCAGCTTGCGCTAAGGCTTGGAACCGTCACAAGAAAGAGGTATATGGTTGGGCATAAGCCGAACCAATCTCAAACCAACAGGAGCCAACAGGCTCCTTTTTTTTGTCTTAACTTTTAGGCGTGAGGCAACCCGCCACATACTACCACGTCAAGAACTCGCCTGCTAAGATTCAGGTACACCAAGGTGGCACGCGCTCAGGCAAGACCTACTCCATCATCACAGCCCTCATCGAGCTGTGCCACCGCAACGAGAACAGCGGCGCCGTCATCACCATCGCCCGCAAGACCTTCCCCGCCATCCGCGCCTCGGTCATGCGCGACTTCTTCGAGATACTCGAAAGGGAGGACATCTACAACGTAGAGCTCCACAACAAGAGCGAGGCTACATACATCCTCTTCGGCAACATGGTAGAGTTCATATCCGTGGACCAGCCGCAGAAGGTCAGGGGCCGCAAGAGGGACATCCTCTTTGTGAACGAGGCCAACGAACTCACCCTCGAAGACTGGCGGCAACTGATGCTCCGTACAACGGGCAGGGCCATCATCGACTACAACCCCTCCGATGAGTTCCACTGGATATACGACCACGTGCTCACCCGTGAAGACCACGAGTTCTTCCAAACGACCTATCTGGATAACCCGTTTCTGCCCGAGGCAACGGTGGCAGAGATTGAGAGACTGAAGGAGGCAGACCCCGACTACTGGCGCGTGTACGGACTCGGAGAGCGTGGCGTCTCTCGTGCCACCATCCTCACACACTGGAAGCAGGTGCCACAGGTACCCGAGGGATGGAAGCTCATGAGCCTCGGCCTCGACTTCGGATACACCAACGACCCCACCGCGATTGTGAAGGTCTACACAGACGGCCACGCGTTCTGCCTCGACGAGGTGTGCTACGCCACCGGGCTCACGAATGCGGCCATAGCTCAGACCCTGCGTGAGGCCGACATCGGGAAGACGATGGTCGTAGCAGACTCCGCCGAGCCCAAGAGCATTGACGAGATACACGGCCACGGCTTCAACATCCACCCAGCGCGTAAGGGTAGGGACTCGGTGCGCTCCGGGATTGACTTCCTGCGCTCCCGTCCGCTCCTTATCACAGAGCGCAGCGTGAACGGCATCAAGGAGCTACGCAACTACAAGTACAAGGAGGACAAGAACGGGCGCCAACTGAACGAGCCTGTGGACGCCTTCAATCACTTTGTCGATGCCTCACGCTACGCCGTCACATGGAACCAGACGAACCCCAACTTCGGGAGCTACGCCCTCGGCTAAAAAAAAATCAAACTTTTTTTCGGTTTTGTTTGGAGAATGAAAAAAGAGTCGTATCTTTGAGACATCAAACAAACAAAAACACACACCATGCAACACTTCACCACCCCCGCCAAGTCACTCGAATACGGAGACACCATTCGCATCGCCAACGGCAAAACCTTCACCGTCCAAGATGCTGGCTGGGATGAAGTTCTCGTAGAAGACGCACAAGGCCGCGGGTTCTTCCTCAATCCCAACGAGGCTGTAGAGGTTCTTACCTGCTTGGTCTACTGAGACCGAGAAGCCCCAAACCAACAGGAGCCCATCGGCTCCTTTTTTTATGCCGTAACTTTTCGGAGACTTCAGGAATCTAACCTTTTCAACTTGTAACAATATGAAGCTGCGCCTCCCCGCCTCATACGAAGACCTAACACTGCGCCACCTGATGACCTTGGAAACAACCGAGGACCCTATCAAGCGGGTGCAGGCTGTAACGGGTCTGTCCTTCGCTGAACTTCGCAAGCTACCCCAGCCCCTTATCGTAGAGGCCAACGCGCACCTCGACACCTTGCAGAGGCAAGAGGTGGCACGACACAAGAAAACGTTCGAGCTTAACGGCAAGACCTACGGCTTCATCCCCAACTGGGATGAGTTCAGCGCCGGCGAGTGGATTGACATGGAGACGTACACCAAGGACTTCTGGAAGACGCCACACAAGGCCATGAGCATTCTGTACAGACCTCTCACGCGTAAGTGGGGCGACGCCTATACCATCGAGCCGTACACGGCCAAGGAGGATGCAGATGCTTTCCTCGATATGCCCGCCCCCTTGGTGGCAGGTGCGCTGCTTTTTTTTTGGACTTCCGAGCACAAACAACTGAGCGCTTTGCAGTACTCTTTGACGAGTACGGCGAGGGAGGTGATGAGTTCTCTACAAAGTGGGGTTGGTATCCCGTCCTCTACGCCTTGGCT